TGATTTATGTATAAATACTACTGAATTAAGCCAACTTTATGCACTAAATAGCGAACTTGCAACTAAAGATGTAACTAAATTATTTACCAAGAAAAAACAAACTTTATGACACCATTAACAAGATTATGGGATTTAAGAGAAGCAGTTAAGTTTTGGAATTACAAAGTAGATACAAGCTATCCTCAAAACGCAAGTGAAATGATTCATCAATTAAATTTAGCTAAGTATAAACTTAAACTACATAAACAAAAACACTTCCCAGAGTTATTAGAGCAACCTAAAAGGGATTACGTTCCTTATCAAATGTTAGCTGATAAATTTGAAGTATTTGAAAACTATTTAAACGATTAACTATGCCTTATTCAACTTGCTGCGGAGCATATACCGATATGGATGAAATTGGAATTTGTCCAGATTGTTTAGAACATTGCGACTGGGAAGAAGAAGAAGATGAGGAGGATTTAGAACAAGATAGACAAAACGAAATAGCATTAGAACAAGAACAATTAAATAAACATTAAACTTAAAACAATGATTGTATTAAACATTTGCAAAGAGGAAATTAACTGGAAAGAAGCTAAAAACGGCAAACACTACGCAAACGTAGCTACCGACTTTTTAAAGCAACCAGATGAAAAAGGAAACACTCACACAGTATGGAATAACCAAACAATGGAGGAACGAGCAGAAAAAGCTAAGAAAAACTACTGTGGCAGAGGTAAGCAAGTTTCTTATAACGCACCAACAGGTAAAAAGGAATTTGCCGTAAACCAACAAGAAAGCGAGGACGATTTGCCCTTCTGATATTAACCCCCACGTTGGGCGACAACGTTAAGCGCAAATTTAAAACCTACAACTATGAGCCAAAACCAACAAATTGCTAACTACCTAAATAAAGGTAGAAAATTAACCCCTATTGATGCTTTAAACAAGTTCGGATGCTTTAGATTAGCAGCACGAATAGCAGACCTTAGAAACGATGGTATGAATATAAAAACTACCATTATTAAGCTAAAAAATAAGAAGCAAATAGCACAGTATTCGGTTAATTAATGTAATTTTGTATTAGGTGTCGCATACCTATTAGCAACTTATTGCCCTTGATTTGAACCCCCAATGCGACTGGGGGGAATCTGATGGGGCTATTTTATTTTATGGCAAAGAGATTTACAGACACAGAAAAGTGGAAAAAACCTTTTATAAGGTCTTTAAAAGCCCCTTACAAGCTACTTTGGTTATACATTTGTGATGACTGCGACCATTCTGGAATTTGGCAAGTTGATATAGAAGTTGCACAAATAAGGATTGGCGAAAAGTTAGATGAAAAAAAGGCATTAGAATATTTTATAGATAAGATAATACCATTAGAAAATAATACTAAATGGTTTATCCCAAGTTTTATTGAGTTCCAATATCCAAGCGGTTTAAGTGAAAACAACAAAGCGCATACAGGAATAATTAAAAATTTAGAAAGGTATAAAGAACAAATTGATAATTACAAGCCCCTTATAAGCCCCTTGCAAGGGGACAAGGATATGGTTATGGATAAGGTAATGGTTAAGGATAAGGTTAAGGTGAAACAAATGCAACAGGAATTAGCTACAATCGCAAACCAACTTTTACAGAGCAGCAATCTAATGCCCTTAGAAATCTATAATAAACTTGAACCAGATGAATTAAAGGTTGCAGTTGCTTTAGATACAATGAGTGTGGGTAGATGCTCACCAATTGAGGTAAAAGAACACCTTAAGACCTGTATTGCTTTAAGCGGATGTCAAACACCTACAATAGAGTTATTTCAGTTTTTATGCGAATTTGTTATTAAAAACTATGGGAACTTCAAACTAAAAGAACTTGGAGTAGCTTTTGAACTTTACGCAATGGGTAAATTATCGGTTGACAAAGCGATTATGTTTACCCCTAAATTCTTTGGGGATGTGATGGCTGCATATAAGCCGATAGCTTTGCAAGTAAGACAAAAGACCTATGTAGAACCTAAACCAGTAGAGATACCTAAAATACAAGATGATGAAATTATTGAGGCATTGTACGAAAACTGGGAGAAGTCTGCTAAAAGAGGCTGGGAGTTGCTAAATACTATGGCTTTTGATGTACTATGGAAACGTAAAGAACTAAACAAGGAAAATCTAAGCCAAGAGAAGGCAGACCAAATAAAGAAAAAGATTATAGCACATTACAAGGTAATGGCTAAAACACCTAAAGACTTGGAGAAATTAAATAACGAAATATTTATCAAAAACGAGTGCAAAAGATATACTTTGTACTTATTTTTACAAAACCAATTATAGCCACCTCAAGAATTAAATATTTTTAACCAAGATAGTAATTAGGGAACTTGGGGTGGTTTTTTAAACTTATGAAACAATTAACATTTATTTACGAATTGCTAAAGTTTACGATTATCAGTGTTCCTTTAGCTTGTTGCATTTATTTAACTGCACATTTATACTTTGAATTAAAACGATTATTTAGATGACAGGAATAGACAACAACATTGAGGTTAAATTAATTTATTTAGATACAAAAGAAGAAATATGGTTTAGGTCAATAGCAAAGGCGATTAGGTTTTTAGGTACTGACTACAAAACGATAATGACCTATATGAACCCAATTAACAAAAAACGATACAAGCATAACGATAGATTATGTGTTGTTAGATTGAAAAAGTAACCCTAATTTTGCTTTATGCCATTGATACCTTTACCCAAGTTGTTAGAAAAGACCCAAAAGGTAGTAAATGCGTATATAAGGAAACGAGATGAAGGGTTACCTTGTATTAGTTGCGGAAGCTATAATGGTAATCAAGCTGGACACTACTTTACAGTTAAAGGGTATTCGGCTTTAAGGTTTAACGAATGGAATATCCATTTACAATGTGCTGGATGCAATATGTTTAAGCACGGCAACCAAGCAATGTACCGAATAGGACTTGTAGAAAGAATAGGTGAAAAAGCGGTGAAGGAGTTAGAGTTTGAAGCGGTAAACAATAGGCTAAAGAAATGGACAAGAGCAGAATTAATAGATTTAATAAATAAATATGGCGAAGCTAAGTAACACAGGAAAAGTATCCTTTGGCAAAAGAAAGACTGGCAAATACAAAAAGACATCTGGTCCAAAGGACAAAGCAGTTAAACCTTATAACAGACAAGGTCGATGAAAGACACATACGGAAAGAAGCTATATACTTGTAAATGCGGTACAGTTACCGAAGGCTATGTATGGTTTGGTAAGATAAAAGAAACCCAATTTGAATGCACTAAGTGTGGCAAATGGGTAGGATATGAAAACTTAGAGAAGAAAGTAGATAGTATTATTTCAATACGAACACCAACAAAGAACCGATAATGAACATCAACGAAATCAAACCTAATCCTAACAACCCAAGAAAGATTGATGGGGATGACTTTGCTAAGTTGGTTAAGTCTATTCAAGAAGACCCAAAGTTACTTGAAGCAAAGCCGTTAATCATAGATGAGAACAATGTAATCTTAGGAGGTAACCAAAGGTATCGTGCTTGTTTAGAATTAGGAATCCAAGATGTACCTGTTATCAAAATGCCTAACTTAACAGAGAAAGAAAAAAAGAAATTACTTGTAATTGATAACACTCACTATGGAATGTGGGATATGGATATGTTAGCAAATGATGATTGGGAAGTTGGAGATTTATGCGATTGGGGAATTAATGTTGATTTCTTAGTTCCAACAAATGAAGAACCAAAATCAATAGACAATACTAAAAAAGGAAAGGTTTGCCCTAATTGTGGCATATCTTTGTAATACAGGTAAAATACAGGTAACTTATGGCATTCCCAAATAGAGAAAAACAATTCACTAAAGGAGTAAGCGGAAACCCTAATGGTAGACCTAAAGGTGTGCAAAATAGTAAGACTCGTTTACTTAGATTACTTGAATTAGTACAAAAGAAACGCAACCCAATAACAGGCGAAGAAGAAGATTTTACTGTACTTGAGTTAATGGATATGCAAATGATTAGCAAGGCATTGAAAGGCGACCAAAGAGCATACGAGGCAGTAGTAGATAGATTAGAAGGTAAACCAAAACAAACAACCGACATTAACGCTGATGTTAGAGGTAATGTCCAAATTATAATAGAACCAGATGCAGGATGTGAACCAATTAAAGATTAGAGGAACACCTGTCTTTTATGCTAATAAAAATGCATATGAGGAAGGTTATCCAATAATTTGTAATGAAGGAGGCTCAAGGTCAAGCAAAAGCTATTCCGTTGTTCAGTTACTAATCCATATTGCTTCAAGCAAACCCAATACAAGGATTTCGTGTGTATCTCATTCCCTACCACATATCAAGCGTGGAGTTTATAGGGATTTTAAAATGATAATGGAGCAATGGAATTTATGGGATGAAAGTAGTTTCCGTTATACTGATTTCATTTATACGTTTAAGAACGGCTCTTACATTGAGTTATTTGGTCTTGAAGACCCTGACAAAGCAAAAGGACCAGCAAGGGATATACTATTCGTAAACGAGGCAAACCTTATTAGTAAGGCATTGTTTGACCAGCTTTTGATTCGTACAACTGGACAAGCATTCTTAGACTGGAATCCAGCCGACTTTATTTCTTGGGTATATGAGGTAGCTGATAACCCAAAGAACAAGCGCATCCATTCTACATACTTAAACAACATAACTAACTTAAGCGAAAGCCAAATAAAAAACATTGAGCAATACAAAGACTTGCCAGATGACTTTATGTGGAAAGTGTATGGCTTAGGAGAAAGAGGAGCAGCAAAAGAAATTGTCTATACTCAATGGAAACAATACGATGAAGCACCAGATGGCGATGTATTCTACGGATTGGATTTTGGTTATGTTCACCCAGCTGCATTAGTTAAGGTTACGCATCACGAAGGACAAAACTACTTTGAGGAAATAGTTTATCAAAGCGGATTAACTTTAAGCGACCTATCAAGATTGATTAAGGAGAAGCTACCAGAACGTGCAACAATATATGCGGATGCTGCCGAGCCTAAATCTATTGAGGAACTTTACCGACAAGGGTTTAACATTAAACCAGCCGTCAAAGATGTATGGGCAGGTATAGTAAAGATGAAGTCTTATCCAATAAACTTACATTACAATAGCAAAAACCTAAGAAGGGAGTTTATGTCTTATAAATGGAAAAAGGATAAAAACGATAACGTAATTGAAGAACCTGTAAAGGCAAATGATGACTTGATGGATGCTTGTAGGTATGCC